TCATTGTGGAATGACAGAGCGTGAAATGAAAATGATCTTTCGTGAATACCTAAAGTACCATGCCCCAGACTTTGAAATCCCTGAAAACACCTTTACGTTACCCAGGCGGGAAGAGTCGTGCCCTGAGTAAACTCTTTCAGTATATTCCTAACCTGAAAGATTACACTGAGTATCGTGAACCATTTCTTGGTGGTGGTTCTGTAGCATTAGAAATCGGTAAACGATATCCAAACCTAAACATCTGGGTCAATGATCTTTATGGACCACTCTATAACTTCTGGCGAGTGCTTCAGGACCAGAGTGACGAACTTCATTCTACGTTAGTACAATTAAAAACTAGTCATCCAGATCAAACATCAGCGAAAACTTTATTCTTAGATTCTAAGGAACAACTAAATGATGATTCTACGTCCGATGTATATCGTGCTGTGTGTTTTTACATTGTTAATAAGTGCTCTTTTTCTGGTCTCACAGAATCCAGCTCCTTCAGCAAGTCAGCGTCAGATAGCAACTTCTCGATGCGAGGCATTGATAAACTCCCTGAATATTCAAGAATGATTTCTAAGTGGAAGATTACTAATCTATCATATGAAAAACTTTTTAGCGACAGCAAGTCAACCTACGTCTATCTCGATCCCCCCTATGAGATCGGATCTAATCTTTATGGTAAGCGAGGAAACATGCACAAAGGATTTGACCACGATCAGTTTGCTAGTGATTGTGATCGGTTTATCTCTCCTCAACTTGTTAGCTACAATTCGTCACAGATAATTCGAGACCGCTTCAAGAAGGGGTGGACAGTTGCTGAATTTGCACACACTTACACCATGAGGAGCGTGGGGAGTTATAATATAGATCAAGCAAGCAGGACCGAACTGGTCCTTATGAACTATGAAATGTGAAGTCAAACTCTACGTTGCTGGCACTGTGTTCACGGAGCAGGTCATTGCTCGTAACTACGAAGAAGCCCGTCAAGTCGCTCTAGCACGTAACCCTAACGCTAAAGTCATGGGAGTTAATGCTGTATTTAAATAATGAAAAATGGAACTAAAAGACTACCTGTATAGCATCAACCAATCTAAGAAGAATGTCATCAAAGATGACCCAGAGGCGGAGCGAAAGTATCCGCCTTTTATTGTGAACAAATGTCTTTCATCTTTCACTGATAGTATTCTCTTTGCTAATGAGATGAACAAGAACCCTCATCTAGACAAGAGACTGCAATATGATTTTTTTATAAATAGTTTGAAGCCACGGAAACGTTTCACTCCTTGGTTACGTAAAGAAACTCTTGAAGAGTTAGAACTTGTAAAGCAATATTATGGCTATAGTCATAATAAAGCGTTGGAAGCTTTAAACATTCTCACTAAAGAGGAACTTAATTCTATAAGAAAATCATTGAATAAAGGTGGCATGAAATGAATACAGATATTGAAGTAACTTGGCAACCCGCCGACATGGTGGAAGTTACCTTGGGACAACCAGATGATTTCCTTAAGGTAAGAGAAACATTAACACGTATTGGTGTAGCATCCAGAAAAGAAAGGAAACTATATCAGTCTTGTCATATTTTACACAAGCAAGGTAGGTATTACATCGTTCACTTCAAAGAGCTGTTCGCTCTTGATGGAAAGAATACAAATCTTTCTTTGAATGATGTACAAAGACGTAACAGAATCCTTCAACTTCTTTCGGATTGGGGATTAGTTTCTGTTGTGGACCACGAAAAAATTACTGACGTTGCTCCACTTAATCAAATTAAAGTCCTGGCCTTCAAAGAGAAGGATGAATGGATACTTGAGAGTAAATACAATATCGGTCGTAAGAAGACTGAAGTATAATCCGAATTGAAAGGTAGGGTTAACCACTCTACCCTTTTTTGTGTCTTGGTTAAATAGTACTGGACGCCTTCGGGGTCCATACAAAAAATCTCGCTTATCAAGGAGAATACCATGACAAACACTTGGGATCTATACCTACCACATGCGGTGGGTTTAAATGACATGTTCCATCGATTAGATTCGATGTCTGCTCATAATAAAAATTACCCCCCGTACAATTTAATAAAACATGACACCAGTAACTACGAAGTTCAACTCGCTCTTGCAGGATTTAAAAGAGAAGAGATTGAAGTATCTACTGAATCAAACATTCTCAAAGTTGCCAGCAAAATTTCAAGAAAAGATCCTGAAACAGAATACTTACACAAGGGAGTCTCCCGAAGATCATTCTGTAGCACTTGGCAACTCGGTGACGATGTTAGAGTTGTGGATGTAGAATTTACAGATGGTCTCTTGGGTATATCCCTGGAAAAAATTGTACCTGATCACCAAAAGAAAACCATGTACAACATCGGTGAGAAGGTGTCAGATAAACAATTGCTGACAGAATAAATATTGTCACAGGGTTGCTTGCCAACCCTGTATTTTTTTGGTATAATATAGGAAACCAAATTCTATTATGAGTTCGATTAATGTGGTACACTTGGTTTCTGGGGAACAAGTCATCACCAAACTCACCGAGTTGAGAGACAAGGATGGGGAACCTTTTTGTTTCTTGTTTGAGATGCCCATGGTTTTAACTTTGGTTCCTGGGCAAACTGATCAAGAGACCTCAATCAATTATTTTCCTTGGAGTCCGTTTAGTTCTTCCAAAGAATTTAGAGTTGGGTTTGAAAAAATAATTAGTATAGCAGAACCAACAGCAAATGTTGTTGAAAGTTATATTGATATCAATCAACCAGTATTCCCTATTCTTTCCCCAGAAGAATTTGAGAAGTTTAAAAAATCACGAGGAGCAACTAACTAATGAGCGAAGATACATCCACACTAAACCCATCAATCGTTGTATTGAAAACGGGCGAAAAACTAATCACCATTCTTCAAGAAGTTTTTGAAGGTGAAGGTGATGATAGAAAAGGTGTCTGTCTATTGATGAACTATCCGTATGAACTGTCGCTAATTGCTGTTCCTAATGAAGATGATCCTGAAAAAGATCTCCAAGTAAAGTACAGTAAGTGGTGTCCTTATTCACTTGAGAGTTCTTTCCGAATTCCCTATGATGGCATTCTTACTATTGGAGCTCCCGATCCTGGTTTGACCTCGGCATACATGGCGAAGGTTGATGTTGTTAAGGGTGCTGACACTCCTGATCCACAACCAGCATCGGGATCTGGCGACAGTCCCAACTGGCAAGCTCAGCAGCAACTGGTTAATGAAGCAATTAAAGGGGGTGGCACTCCACCTGCTATCAACCCCGAGGTTGTATGATCAAACTCCTTAAGTTTGATGGACACTGGCTCGTAGCGGAAATTGAAGAAATTCCTGGTACTGAGTTCGGTCAACCCGATTGTATGCTAAAATACCCATGTGAGGTAAATGGGGATGGGGCAGTGCCCTTTCCTCCTTACAGTGACGACAAAGAACTGACGGTTCGTTCAGAAAGCATTACTGTTATTGCTGAACCAAGCGATATGTTCATGTCCCTTTATTATGATCTGAAAGACAAAGAGAGCGAATGAAGTTTTACACCAGTGTTCAGCAAGCAGGGAACACTATCCTAATTCGTGGTTATGATCATGGTAGGCAGTTTAGTGATCGGGTAAAGTTCAACCCGACACTGTTCTTGCCTACCCAGAAACCTTCTGAGTGGAAGACACTCGATGGCAAAAGTGTTCGCCCTGTTCTACAGGGAACGATCAAAGATGCTCGTCAGTTTGTTGACACTCATAAGGAGATGGAAGACTTTCCTGTCTATGGTCAGACACGATACAACAACCAGTACATCCTTCAGGAGTATCCGTGGGATGAGATGAAGTTTGATATGAACCAGATTCGTATCTTCACCCTTGACATCGAGACTGGTGCTGAGAATGGTTTCCCTGACATCGAGACTGCCGACCAGGAGATCCTTCTAATCTCCCTGAAGGACTCTCACACTGGTCGTATCACTGTGTTCGGTGCTCGCCCTTACGAGAGCACAGACCCTGATGTAGACTACCTTGAGTTTAAGACTGAAGTAGGACTGCTAAAGGCATTTATCCACTTTTGGATTTCTAACTTCCCTGATGTAATCACAGGTTGGAACGTCCAGTTGTTTGATATGCCGTACATCATCAAACGTATTGAACGTATTATTGGTGAGCGAGAATCCAAGATGATTTCTCCGTGGAAGAGTATTCTTTATCGTGAGATTTATATCAAAGGTCGTAAGCAAATTGCTTATGATATCTCAGGCATTGCCACACTAGACTATCTTGAATTGTATCGTAAGTTTACTTACACCAACCAAGAATCATATCGACTAGATCATATCTGTTCGGTAGAACTGGGTGCTAAGAAACTAGATCACAGTGAGTTTGATACCTTCAAAGAGTTCTATACTAAGAACTGGAAGAAGTTCGTAGACTACAACATCATTGACGTTCGCTTGGTTGACCAGCTGGATGACAAGATGAAGTTGCTGGAACTTGCTATCACGATGGCATATGATGCTAAAGTTAACTTTGAAGATGTATACTCACAGGTTCGTATGTGGGACAACATCATTTATGTCTATCTGTCTAAACGTAATTTAGTAATCCCTCCCAAGCAAGAAAGTAGGAAGGATAATAAGTATGCTGGAGCATATGTCAAGGAACCTATTCCAGGAATCTATGACTGGGTTGTGTCTTTTGACCTTAACTCCCTGTATCCACACCTTATCATGCAGTACAATCTCTCTCCAGAGACATTGAAACCATCTAGACATCCTACAGTTACCATTGATAGGATGTTGAACAAAGAAGTTGAACTAAATCTGGTTGGCGAAACTGTGTGTGCTAATGGTACATTATACGATACTGGTACGAGAGGTTTCTTGCCTGAACTGATGGACAAGATCTATCAGGAACGTACTATCTACAAGAAACGTATGCTTAAGGCGAAGCAGGAGTATGAAAAAACTCCTACTACCGATCTTAAGAAAGAGATCTCTCGCTGTAATAATATTCAGATGGCACGTAAGATCCAACTGAACTCTGCTTATGGTGCTATCGGTAATGAACACTTTAGGTATTATCGCCTGGAGATTGCCGAGGCAATCACTATGTCTGGTCAGTTGTCTATCCGTTGGATTGGCGATAGGATGAATGCCTATCTAAATAGACTGCTCGCTACAGAAAACGTTGATTATGTCATTGCATCTGACACCGATTCGATGTATCTTAATCTTGGACCTCTTGTTGATAAATTTTTTGCTGCTAAGTCTGGCGACAAAGCAGCAATTGTTACCATACTTGACAAGATCTGTGAAAACAAGTTGGAACCGTTCATCGAATCCTCTTATCAAGAACTTGCGGAGTACGTTTCGGCGTATGAACAGAAGATGAAGATGAAGCGTGAGAACATTGCTGACCGTGGTATCTGGACTGCCAAGAAGCGATACATTCTCAACGTCTGGGATAGCGAAGGTGTTCGTTATGCTGAACCTAAGATGAAAATCTGTGGTATGGAAACTGCTCGATCATCAACCCCAGCATTCTTTAGGGATAAACTGCTTAAAGCATATGAAATTATTATCCA